TTAAATGTTCTAAATAATTATAATAAAATCTTACAAAGAATACATAATAAAATTAAATTTGTTTCAAAAAATGTAGTTAACGATAACTGCTGTTGGTATTTAATGCCTGAAATGGTAATAGGTGTTCCAAAATACGATTACAAAGACTGTACAGCATACACAATAGATAAATTACGAGCAAACGGATTTGTTGTAAGATATACACATCCTAATTTATTATTTATAAGTTGGAGACATTGGGTTCCAACATATGTTCGTAATGAAATTAAAAAGAAAACAGGTAACGTAGTTGATGAATATGGTAATATTATTAATAATGATGACAAAAATACTAATAATACTTCGAGCCTAGAAAATAAAGATAATAACGATAATTTATTATTTTCTAATAATAAACAAATTAAAAATATAAATACTTCATCTACTAAAGAATATAAAGATGTTAAATCATATAAACCATCTGGAAATTTAATATATAATAATAGTTTATTAGAAAAATTACAAATTAATTAAAAAATAACTCGTATTTACTCGTATTATTTATTTTTTTCTACGCAAAGTTTTAAATTTTTTGTATTTCTTTTTATGCAAAGTATTTAATTTCTTAAATTTATTTCCCATTCCAAGTGGTTGAATATAACCTATTCCATTTTCATCTTGACTTAAATGTAGCCAGTCGGTCATTGTGCCGTCTTGATAAATTACTCTTACAGATAAATGAGGAGGATTTGGAAATGTTACATGCATAGCACCTCGCACTTCAAAAGTTACATTATCCTCTAAATAATTATCAAAATACCACCGTGCAATCCATTCAGTATTATCATTATATATTGAATTTTTAAATCTTGTAATAATAATATTATAATGTCTTAGGACATTGATTGTTTGCATATTTATTATATATAATATATATAATATATATAATAAATATAATAACTTTTTTATTAGTATTTATATTTTTTTGTTTTTTTATAATGTTTTATACTGTATTTTCTATTATATTTCTTATAATATTTTTTTCTGGTTTTACCTCCTCCTAATAAGGGTTGCTCTGGTTTATATGAATTTACCTCAATCTTATTATTACTATCATTAAATCGCTCACCATATTTGCGTAATATAGCCTCTCTAATTGTATTAATAATATTATTTAATGATTCAAAAACATTACTATGTAAATTTAATAATATAGTTTTTGTTTGATTTGTTAATTTTACTATATTTTCATATGTTAAATTTGGATTAATATTTTCTATTTCATTAGTTTTATAATTAAATTTTATTAATTTTTTTATTATGGATTCATATAAGGAATTTCTAGTTTTAAAATAATTTGTTATCATTGTTTGTAAAATACCCTTAACACTACTTAAAATACTTAAATTTGTTAAATCTAAATTTTGCACATTTGAATAGTTTTTTATAAACACAATATTTTTTTGTGAAAAATATTGCTTTGTTTCTTTTAATTTTGTAGTTCTATCAAGTGGATATTTATCATCTATTTCTTTTAAATAAACCGTGGCATCATTTTCTAAATTGTCAGATGTTTTTAATCTTAAAAATTTAAAATTGTTATCATTAAATATTAGTGAATTTTTTAAAAAAGAACGCGGGTCCTCTAAATTGTTAGACCCTATATAGTCTAATATATTTGGTAACTTTGCAAATAATGTTTCAATTGTCATAGCATTCACTCTCTCATTTAAATAATTTGCAGTAAAATTTTTAACTGTTAATTCATTTTCAAATAATATTACAAATATTGAATAAAAAACATTGTTTGATGTTTGTAGTTTTATTACTCTTTGAAATTCATCTGTTGGAGGGACCTCATTTTGTTGACTTTCATTTTCTTTAGAAAAAGGATTAAGAAAACTAAAAAATCCACCACCACTTAATGGATTAATTGGTTGTTGTATTTGTGGTTGTGGTTCTTGTTGTTGTTGTTGTGGATTAGTAAATGGATTTTGTGGTTCTAGACTATCCTGTTCTATATTATTCTCTTCTAGATTTTCATGTTCTATATTATTCTCTTCTAGATTTTGTTGTGTTAAAACTTGTGGTGCCTCAGCAAATATATCTTCTTGTGTATTAGTTCCTATAACATTTTCTGTATAATCTTGTGTATCATTTTGTGCATCATTTTGTGTATAATCTTGTCCATCATTTTGTGTATCGGGTAATTGAGTTATTGGTTTTTCAACTAAAATACCTGAACTAGTGTTCTTATTTTTAATTAATGAATCATAATTATTGAATGTTTGAAATATACTTTTAATAATAATATAAATTTTAATAAAACTTAATGAAATAATTTTACATAATATTCTTTTTTTATTTAATATTTTAGTATCTTCGTTACTTCTTGCTAAATTTTTTGATTGTAATATTTTATTTAAATCTTTTAAATCAAAGAAATATAATACTTTATTTTTGTAGTTAATATTTGATTTTTCTTTGCCTTCACTATATATAGATATATTGAATGGAATTTTAACTCTATTTATATAATTTTCAAAAATTTCACTAGTTAATATATACAAATTTTCACATTCATCGCATTTACTCTTGTTGTCATTTCTCTCATTTACTTTATAATCTTCAAAATCTGAAACAAAATTTAATAATAGATTTGAATTATTTAAATAATATGTAAATTTCTTGTTTATAAATTTATCTAAATCTTCATCTGTTTTTGTTGAATTAGAAAAAAAATTTATATTAAAATTATCTGTTATAAAATTCATAATATTAATATATAGTAATATATTAATATTATTAATATTAATAATAAAATTAATAAAATTATTTAAAATTATTAATAATTATAATTGAAGTAAATAGGTTTAAAAATAAAATATTTAATAATAGTGAGAATTAAATGTTAGAATCATCACAATGCAATTATGAGAATTTTATTAATAAAAGTCAAAAATTTACTAAGCAAGAAACGAGAAAAAATAAATTAAAAGAAAATAATAATAAAAAATTATGGAATATTTTTGATGAAGAGTGTCACTCTAGTGCTGTAAATATAGAATGCATATATATTAAAGAAGAAGATGCACTTCTAAATGATAATTTATGTGTCAATTGTAATGAAAGTTTATTTGTAGGAGAAGATGGATTTTTAACATGTTCTAATAATAAATGTGGCCTTATTTATAAAGATAATTTGGATCAAAGTGCAGAATGGCGATTTTATGGTGCAGACGATAATAGTCATAGTGATCCAACCCGATGTGGTATGCCGATTAATCCATTATTAAAAGAATCTTCTTATAGTTGTAAAGTTTTATGTCCTGGTAAATCAAGTTATGAGATGCATAAAATCCGTAGATATACTGATTGGCAAGCAATGCCATATAAAGAAAAGTCGCGCTATGATGAATTTCAATTAATAGTTAATATTTCACAAAATTCAGGAATTCCTAAAATTATTATAGATGAAGCAATGAGATTACATAAGAAAATATCAGAAACAAAAACATATAGAGGATTAAATCGCGACGGAATTATTGCGGCCTCAATATACATTGCTTGTAGAATTAATAATTATCCTCGAACAGCAAAAGAAATAGCAAACATATTTAATTTAGACAATGCTAGCGCAACAAAAGGTTGTAAAAATGCTTTATCTATTATTAACGAAATTGAGCACAATAATAATGCAAATGAAGATATTACATCATTAAGTAAAACAACCCCTTCATCATTTATTGAGCGTTTTTGTAGTAAATTAAATATTAATAATGAATTAACAAATGTATGTAAATTTGTAGCATTTAAAATTGAACAATTAGGATTAATTCCTGAAAATACACCTCATTCTATTGCTGGTGGTATTATATATTTTGTATCACAAGTATGTAATTTAAACATTACAAAAAGTTCAATAAATAATGTTAGTAAAATTAGTGAGGTAACAATTAATAAATGTTATAAAAAATTAGAAACATACAAAACAACTTTAATACCAGAAACAATTTTACTTAAATACAACTAATACTTTAATATTTTAATACTTTAATACTTTAATACTTTAATACTTTAATAAATTATATTTAAAAAATTATAATATATATTATATATTATAATATTTTAAATGGAAACTATACCTAAAATAATTTTTATTGTTCCTTATAGAGATCGTGGTGCAGAAAAATTACATTTTTCTGTTTATATGAAATATATTATGGAAGATTATGATAAAAATGATTATGAAATATATTATAGTCATCAAATGGATTCAAGACCATTTAATAGAGGTGCTACTAAAAATATAGGCTTTTTAGTTATGAAAAACAAATATCCAAATGACTATAAAAATATAACTTTTGTTTTTAATGATATAGATTCGGTTCCTATAAAAAAAAACATATTTAATTATATAACTACTAGCGGTGTTATTAAACATTTTTATGGATTTACTTTTACATTGGGTGGGATTTTTTCAATAGTTGGTAGTGATTTCGAAAAATGTAATGGATTTCCTAATAATTGGGGTTGGGGTTTAGAAGATAATGTTATGAATGAGCGTGTTTTATTAAATAAATTTATTATTAATAGAGAGCAGTTTTATCCACGAAATTCAAAAGCAGTTCTTCATTTATTTGATAGTCCTGAAAGACTAATTAATAACAGGGAACCTGAAAATTATTTAAAAAAAAATTTAAATGATAATTTAATTAATTTACATGATATAAGTTATATTATTGTTCCGAATAATGAAGCTGAACCTAGTACAGAAAATAATACTTTAACACATGACAGCAAAATAAAAAATGTTAATAAAGTAAGTGCTATAGAGCAAAAGGAATACATGATTAATATTTCTAACTTTAAAACATTTGTAAATCCGGCAAATGAAATTTTTTATACGCAAAATACATTTTATGATACAAGACTGAAACCAAAAGTTCATGAAACTAATGAACATAGAAAAAGATGGGGAATGCATAATTATTTTTTATAATATTAATATAAAGTTAATATTATTGTATTGGTTATAATGCCTTATATTTTAGAAGTGCAAAAAATTGCTTGGAATTATAAAAGTCGACATATAGGATATATGAATAAAGTTTTTGAAACACAAGAAGATGCTTGTGATTATTATAATAAATTTAATCAACATATGATGCCATTAACTGATAAAAAGAATTATTGTAGTGATTGGGATCCAACTACTTTCTTAATGTATGTTGTAAGAGAGCATTTTTATGAACATTTACATATTGCTCCATTTGAAAACAATAATAAGACTCTTATTTAATATTTATTTTTGACTAATTTTAAAAACCAAAATTATTCAACTGTGACAACTTTTGCTAAATTTCGCGGTTTATCTGGATTTAATCCTTTAGCAATAGCAATTTCATAAGCCAATTTTTGTAATAGCACAGTAAATATTATCTCATTATAATACTCTAATTTATATAATAGTATATATTTATTGTCATTTATTTGTAATTCATCAATAACATTTTGTGAATTTGTTATAACAAATATGTTTGTTTCTCGTCCAAGTATTTCATAATAAGTAGATTTTATATTAGCATAATTTGCAATATCATAATAATCGATTAATAAAAGAGTTAAATTAGTATTATCTAATAAAGCAAATGGTCCGTGTTTTAATGAACCTGCTGAAAATCCTTCACAATGAATATAAGTAACTTCTTTTATTTTTAACGCACCTTCACATGCTATTGCATATAGTTTGTGTCTTCCTAATATAAATAAACTATTTATATTATTACATATAGCATCTCTCAAAATAATGATTTTATTTGTAATGTTGTTACTATTTAATAATTGAGTTATAGTATTTGGAAGAATTCTTAGACAGTCTAATTTTTTCTTATTATTTAATTCATTGTTTATAAACCACATACTAACTAAACTCAAAACTATTAACATACTGGTAAAAGATTTTGTTGATGCTACACTAATCTCCGAACCAGCATTTAAATATACCCCGCAATCCACTTCACGTGCTATTAATGAGTCCACTTTATTTATAATTCCCATTGTTAAACATTTTCTTTGCTTACAAATTTTTAAACAATTATATACATCTATTGTCTCTCCTGATTGGGAAAGAAAAATACATAAAGTATTAGTGTTATTTCTATTGTTTGGCAAAGTATTTTCATTGAATTCACAAGCATTAACTGTTTTAACATTTACAAAATAGTTTATTTCATTAAAATATATTTCTCCTAATATAGAAGCATTAAAACTAGTTCCACAACCAATCAAATAAACAAAGTCTATAGCATTAATATTATTTATTAAGCGGTCAAGTCCCCCCAATTTTATGTTATTATTATTAATTCGTCCTCCATAATTGTATGCTTTTTGTATTGTTTCTGGTTGTTCCATTATTTCTTTTAACATCCAATGAGGATAATTTTTTTTAGCATTGTGAAAATCTTCATATATTGCTTTCTTTAAGTTGTTATTGTTATTGTTATTATTGTTATTGTTATTATTATTATTATTTGATAAATCATATTCGCTATTTTCATGCAAAAATATATAACTATTATTATTAATTTTTACAATTGTGTTATCACTCAATGGAATATAATCATACACTAATCCTATAAATCCATTTGTTTCTGAAGCACAAATTATATAATTAGCATTATACCCTAAAAGTAATGGTGAACCTTTTCTTGTTATATAATATGTATCTGGTATTTTTGTATAAATTATAATAAGTGCCCAAGTTCCTTCTAATTCTGATAAACTTTTTTTAAGTGCTTCTTCAAAACTGTCACTCGTGGATGTATAATATTCAATTAAATTAGCAATAACCTCACTATCTGTATCGCTATAAAATTTATAATTATTTGTTATTAAAAATTCTTTAATTGCTAAAAAATTATTGATTATACCATTATGAACCAATATAATATCTCCATTTTGTGAATAATGTGGATGCGCATTATAATCTGTTTTACCTCCGTGTGTTGCCCATCTAGTATGTCCTAATGCAAATTTAGAAAAAAGGTTGCTTTCTATGTTTTTTTTTATATATATTTTTTTTAATAAATCAAAGCAATCTTTTTTGGAAGTAGATGCCTTTTTTAATATGTCATGCTTATTTGTATTTGAATTAATATAACATATTCCCATTGAATCATACCCTCTATTTTGTATTAATTCTAGACTATTAAAAATATGTTCTAAAGCATTTGTATTTTTTATAGAATATATAAATGTTATTCCACACATAGCATAAATTAATATATTAGTTGGTGTATAAGTTTTAATTATTAATATTAATTATGTTATTAATATTAATTATGTTATTAATTTGTAAGTAATATTTTAAAAATCCTCTCCAAATTCAAAAGTATTTACTTTTGAATCTTTTGTTGCGAGAGAATATTCACTTACACGGTCTTCAAAAAAATTGGTTTTTGTTTCGATACTTATATTTTCCATCCATTCAAATGGATTTTTGCTTTCGTAAATTTTATCACCTCCTAATTGAAGGCTTAAACGGTCGGCAACAAATTCAATATAGTCTTTCATTAAAACTTGATTCATACCAATTAATCTACAAGGAAGCGCTTCAGTAATAAATTCGAGTTCAATTATTACTGCTTCACTAATTATTTCATGGATTTTTGGTTTTTTAAGCGGTTTTAATAATTTACTATGTAATAATACAGCAAATTCAGTATGTAATGCTTCATCGCGAGATATTAATTCATTTGAAAAGGTTAATCCGGGCATTAATCCGCGTTTTTTTAACCAATAAATAGCACAAAATGCTCCCGAAAAAAATATTCCTTCAATACAAGCAAATGCAACTAATCGTGTAGCAAAATTAGATTTTTTATCATTAATCCATTTAATAGCCCACGCGCCCTTTTTTTTAATACATTCATATTCATCTAGTGCATTAAATAGTTTTGACTTTTGCGTTTTATCTTTGATATATGTATCAATTAAAGTAGAATATGTAATAGAATGAATATTTTCCATAGCAATTTGTAATCCGTAAAATGCACGTGCTTCACTAAGTTGAACTTCGCCCATAAAGCGAACTCCTAAATTTTCTAATACTATTCCATCACTCGCAGCAAAAAATGCTAAAATCATAGATATAAAATGTCTCTCATCATCGGTTAAATTTTCCCAATCTTTATTGTCTTTTGATAAATCAATTTCTTCGGCTCTCCAAAATAAATCTTCTGCTTTTTTATACATTTTCCAGATGTCTTGGTCTTTAATTGGAAACATTACATAACGATTAAGGTCTTCTTGTAACAACGGCTCTACAATATTTTTATTCATCCTAAATAATATATGTATAGATTTTTATATTTTTTTAATATATATTATAAAAATTATATATTTATAATTATAATTTTAATTATAATTATATTATATATATGAACTTTAAATTACCAAGAAATATTATTTCTAATAATGTTGTAAAAAATGTGCTATATTTAATAACTTTAGCATTAGCAGTAAGTTATATTGTAAATGAGCAAAATTTAGCACTTATAAGTTTAATAATAATAGCTAGTGGAGTATATGTATTAAATAAAAGTGTTGTTATTGCTTTGTTTAGTTCGATTATTATTACTAATTTATTGCTATCAATGAATTATTTTGAAAATATTAGTATAATAGAAAATATTGAAAATAGCGACAATTGCTGTAATGGGGCAACATTTTATACTTCTAATTTATTAAATTATAACGCTTTAAGTGAAAATATAAATAATAAACTTACTTGTACTAGAATGGAAAGTGATATTAGTGCACATCTTAACACTATTTCCACAAATGATACACAAAAAGCAAGATTTTTCTCAATGTTATATTCAAATAATAATTATGCAAAAGCAACAAGCATATGCAATACAATGGACCCGCATAGTTCTACTTACAATATTAAAGGAACATTATTTAAAAAATCTGAAACAAATATTAATGTATTAGAAAGTCCAAATACATTACCTAAAGATATATTAGATATAATAGCATTTAGTAATATTAGAAATAATTTAAATGTTAATGATAAAACTATTTTAGAAAGAAATGTAATCGAACCATTACAAATTATGAATGGTGATTTAATTGCTTATACTAGACAAAATAATTTGCAAGCACAAATAACCATTTCAGATTTAACAAACGACCAAAGAACTCAATTAAACAGTATAAAAGCTATACTACTAGGCTTATATAATACCTCTAATACACCATTAACATCCACAACAAAAAAAGATACAACTTATACATTATTAGGTAAAAATAATGCTACAAACACTTATCAACCAATAGGAACACAATACATATTAAATATAGACCAATTTTTTGATTGTTCAGGTGTTGTTCAAAATAGTAATAGGGGAACATTCTCGGCATCTGATATACTAGAGTTAAGTAATAATAATTTTTTTGGAACATCTGGTCGCTCTATTATTCAAGGTGGATTAGGAGATGCTAGTTATAATCCTTATGGAACTTTAACACAAGCAGATTTATACCCAAGTAATAAAGATTTAGAAATGGAATTACGTAGATTAGAAACATTACCGGCATCAGGAAATGCACCTGTTAATATAATAAGTAGTTATTTGAATGCAATAAATAATTTTTATGAAAAACAAATACAAAATTTAACTGGTCTTAAAAGTAACACATTTACTAAAGATTCAATAGAAGATATATATAGTATTAAAACAAAACAACCTACATTTTTTACATATGATAATACTTATAATAATGAGTATCAATGTGAAGATAGTATAACTGGAAATTCTGTATTTAAATATTGTGGTCCATCAGCATATTATGAAATTCCAAAATTTTAAATATAACAAAATTTTAAATATAACAAAATTTTAAATATAACAAAATTTTAAATATAATAAATAAAGAATATAAAAATAAATTAGACTTTTATAATTATATTACATGGATAATTATAATATAATTAAAAGTAAAATAAATGAAAAACTTATATTTAAATTATCGCAAATTGGTTATGCTTTAAGTTGTGATATATTATTTACAACTCGAATCCCATCAATTATTCAAGATGTTGAATTGGTAAATAATCTTAAAACAGGCAATAAAATATTTATTTCACTTATTCAAAATGAATTAACTATTAACTTACACAGATTATTAGAAATTCTAAAAAATAATAATGTAAAGGTATATTTTTATTTAATGTATGAACCTATTGTTCCTTATCAAGTTATAGAATTATTATATCCAGTTGCTCTTGGTTTTTTTATAAATAATAATGTATATGATGATAAATTAATTCATAACATGCCAATTGGTATTCGTGATTGTGGTAATGTTGTTTCTAATCATAAAGGTTTTTCACATAATTCTTTGTTTGAGGAAAAATTAAATAAAGTTATGAAAGAATATATGTGTTTAATGGTATTTTCATATACTCATAATGAAAGATATAGATGTTATGGTGAGTTAAAGGATAAACCGTTTGTAATAAATTTAAATGATAGACAATATGATGCACGACAATCAACTCTTTATGGAAAAGTTCCTATTAAGATAAATTACGAATACACTCACAAATCAATTTATACATTATCTCCCAGAGGCGCGGGCGAAGACTGTCATCGCTTTTATGAAGCTATTTATTTAAATAGTATTCCAATTGTTAAAAGAACAAATACAGTTTTTGATAAACTCTATAATATGTTTCCTTGCTTAATTGTAAATGATTGGAATGAAGTTACTCAAGAACTTTTAATAGAAAAAAAAGATGAATGTTTACAAAAATTAATTTATTTTAAAAATAAATATCCAAATTTTTTTACATCTCTTGAGAATCATAATGAAATATTAGAAAATATATAATTTAATATAAATAATGTTTGATTACAATTAATTCAGTCATAATTTAATCTATTAATAAATAATAATCTTATATATATAATTTTTCTTTCTTATATATATAATGTATGGTTATGACCCTATATTTTTAGAAAAAAGAAAATTAAATGAATGGTTACAAGAATCTGAAGATAATATTTTAGTAATTTTTGATAAAACTAGTTTGAAATTTTCTGCGTCGCCAAATGATAGCATGAAAAATAAATCACAAGACAAAGTTTTCTGTTTGAAAAAACAGTTTTTATTTAATCCAGAAATAAAAGACATATATGTAAAATGTATTATAGAAAACGACCAACTTATGGTTAAAAAAACATATGCCAATAAAACTACATATAATAATATAGGATATTATGTTAATAAAAATGTGTTGATTGATATTAAAACTATTAAACCTTCATTACATGAAAAACGCATTTTTAAAGTTTCAATAAATAGTTATGATGAAGATAAACATGGAGAGAATATGTATATTTCAAAAGAAACTTTAGCATTATCTAAAATTGGAGTATTTAAAAACAAAGAAATAAATGCAGTAGATAAAAAAATTATTAATAAAAATATTCCCTATAAAGAAGATGTTTATTTTGAAAAGTTATATCAAACGCATTGTTTGACTATTCTTATAAATGGGATGGACCAATAAATTCTTATTTACGATTAGGTCTCCCCTATTTTTTGACTCCTATTTTTAATCAAACATATAAAGTTTATGGAGACACTAAAAAAGAAGCTCTTTTCGCAATTTTAGCTAAAGTAGAAGATTTAGATAGAGCATTTTTAGAAGCAGCACCAAGGCATGAAGACTCGGAAAAAGCATATTTTAGAGGAATGAAACAACCTTTTGAAAATTTTACAAAAGAAGGTGATTCAATAACAGTGCAAAATTTTATGTCTATTACTACAAACTTTAAAGTAGCAGTAGGATTTTCAGGAATTAAAAAAGTTGGACAAGCTTTAATAAATAATTGCTGCGTATATAAAATTATCATATCAAATGGTGTTCCATATATAAATATGGTAAATACAACAAAATATAAAGCTGAAAATGAAACATTATTACCAAGAAATTTAAAATTAACTCTTATAAAAAACGCAACATTGCCACATCAATATTATGGAACTATTCCAGTAATAGTTGTAAGAGTTTCATTACAAAATAATGACCAATTTAAAATTCCTAGTGGTTGTAAGAAATTTTATTTAGGAAAATTAATTAGTGTTAAGTCCTCATATTTAGACGTAATTAGTAAAACAAAGACTGATAAAATAATGCCTGAAAAAATAATGCCTGAAAAAATAATACCTGAAAAAGTGATGCCTGAAAAAGTGATGCCCGGAAGAATGATACCAGAAAAAAAGAACATAACAAAATCAAACTCAAAACGATGTCCTAATGGCACTCGTAAAAATAAAATAACTGGAAATTGTGAAGCAATTTTAACTAATTCTGTTAAAAAAGAAAGTAAGCCATTAAAACAAAAAACAAAACTCAAGCGATGCCCTAATGGAACTCGTAAAAATAAAACAACTGGACAATGTGAAAAAATAATTTAGTTTAATTTAATTTAGTTTAATTTATAAATAATAATACAAATTTTTAATATTATTTATAAATATTATGAGAGATTGTTGCACTAGCACAAAAAGAGCAAAAAAATGTAAAAGAAAAGATGGAAAGCTATTTAGTCTTCCACGAAAATTTACTAAAAAACGTTGTGTTCATATTAAAGGTTTCACTATGCGTTCATCTTGTGCGCCATATAAATATTGCTAAATTTATTTACTGTAGCTATAAAATAAAAATGCAGCAGTGGCTCCTAATAGTTGAGCAATTATATATACTATAAATTTGGCAGTATCTATTTTATTAGATAACAACATCATATAACTTACTGCCGGATTGAAATTGCCACCAGAAACTTTGCCCCCAAAATAAATAACAGATGCTAAAGTAATACCTATTGCCAATGGATCGCCTGACATTAAAATTACTGCTAAGAAAATAAAAGTCCCTATGAATTCTGTGAAAAATTCTAATAACATTTTATATATATAAAATATTAAATTATAAATTATAAATTATAAATTATAAATTATAAATTATAAATTATAAATTATAAATTTATAAAATATAAATTATAAATTTATAAAATATAAATTATAAATTTATAAAATTAAAATTTTAAAATAAAAAATATAAGAAAAACTAGAAACTTATATAAGGTTATGTGCAAAGCTGGAGCAAAATCTACTATTTATGACCCAGATACAAATTCTGTAAAGCATGTAGATTATACATATGATGGCAACCCTTTTTTTAGAAAAAATTATGGTAAACCTCATCCATTCTTAGATTATTCAAAAAAAGCAGAAAGTGCAATAGTTAAAATATTAATGGAACATCCACACCCAAATATTGTATATTATTATGACATTAATAGTAGTTATGTAGACATGGAACAAGTAGATACACATAAATCGAATCCATTATACAACCTTGTTATATCACGCAAAGAATTAAATGAAATAATAGAAACAATGACTAAAGTAAAAGATTTTTTACAAGCACTAGGAATTATGTATATAGATTGGAAATTTGATAATATGGGAAAATCTGTACAAGGAAAATATAAATTATTTGATTTTGATGCGTCTGGGCTAATTGATTTAAAAACGCAACAATGGAAACTCAAACCAAATCCTATATATTGGAGTTATAATGAGGCAATAAAAAATGGAGCAAAAACACCAAAAGAAATAGATGATTGGTCTTTTAGCTATAATATTATTGATGAAGGGGAAAAATTGGTTACAAACACATAAATAAAAAAATTTTACCATAAATAAACATGACTTAATATTTTAGCATTATAATAACCATTTGATTTTCTTTTTTCTAATGCTATTGCTTGTCCTCTTTTTTTTGTCCCAGAATGCCTATTAAAATAATTTTGCATACGCTTGCGATCATTATGATTTTTATAAGCATATAATTTTAAAGGTGTTCTATCTTTAAATTGTTGATAATCTGATGCACCAAAATGTATTTTGCGTATTTTTTGTGTAGCTTTATTTTTAACATAAGCTGTGTATTTTTTCCCTGTAATTTTACTTCTCTCAAATTTTATTATTTTTTCACGCATCATTTTATTTTAAATTATATATAGTTAGATAAAATAATAAAATGATAAAATAATAAAATGATAAAAAGATAAAATAATAAAATGATAAAATAATAAAATAATCTATTTTTATAATTTTATTATTATAATTTTATTATTATAATATAATAAATACTATGAATGTACCTATTAAATATTTACCAAAACATATAACTAAAAAAGATAAAAAAATAATTTCACATGAATTAAAAAAATCGCGTAAAGCGTATAAAAAAAATAAATATATTACACGAAAACAAATTTCATCATATAAATCCAAACCTTCTCAACATATATTAAATGTTAAAAAGTTATATAATATTGATAAATTAGTAATTAATTCTAATCTCTCAAAAAAAACAGGATGTTCTATAAATTCATTACGCAAAATTGTAAATAAAGGACAAGGTGCTTATTATTCATCTGGTTCAAGACCTAACCAAACCAGTCATAGTTGGGGACTAGCACGGTTAGCTAGTTCTATTAGTGGAGGAAAAGCATCAGCAATAGATTATAAAATATTAGAAAATGGATGTAGCAAATCATCTAAAGCACTAAAACTGGCTAAAAAAGCAAAACTAAAATATAAAAATGGAACTCATAGAGTAAGAAAAACTAAACTATTTTAATAAAGTTATTATAATAAAATTACTATAGTGCTATGTATTTTTATTTAGAATACATTAATCCACCAAAGCCATTTTGAAACAATAATATGTTATATTTTTCCTCTAGCACATGTAAATTATAATAGTATTTATAAATACTTGTGGGGTCTCTTGATACTCCTATAACAACACCTGTTTCTTCATCACATATTGTTCTAAAATTCGATGTTATAGGATCAATAGGAGGATTATTATAATTATTATATTCAAATTCAATAGTTTTAAATAAATTAGTATTAAATGCCCCATTTGGTTGTTGCTTAAATGGATCTGTAGTTAAGGAAAAATTATAACAATATAATCCTGCTTTTGAACATGCTCCATTAGATTTATTATATTTTTCTACTTTACTAAAAATATTACTATCAAATTCTTGTTCTCTATATTTACCATCACAAATTATAGCAAAATTTTTCATTATTTCGCATTGATTTGTTTGTGAATATATATCAGGACTATAACCTGTTATATAAATATTTTTTGAAATATCACTACCATAACTAAAATGCGGGCTATAATATTTATACTCACTATCAAATCTAAGTTTTTCTAAGTCATTTGGAATTTTGTCTTCATATAACCAATTAGTATAATTAGACCATTCATTTCTAGAAGCAACATCACTTCTTTGAAAATACCACATCCAATTACTTATTAAACCTTTTGATTCAATTTTCACTTTGTTTGATTTTATAACTTTTTCAAAATTATATTCATTTATTTCTCGCATTAAATAGGTCTGACTATTTTTGGCAAAATGTTTTCGTTCGGTTTCTTCTAAAAAACATTGGGTACATATTAAATGAATATTACTATTTATAGTTGTTCTTAAATCTAGATAATCATCAATGTTAGAACTTAAATCGCTTTTTGGTGGAGGATGTATAAATCTTTTAAATTGGTAAGCTAACACATTTTGAGTTGCTTGAATTTGTGGAAAATTGTTATAGGGTATAGGATTTATAGAATTATTATACAGCACGTCTTTTATTGTATATAATTCATTAATAGGTCTTAATGTAAAATCAATAAATAACTCACTATATTGTAAACATATTAATGGTAATGCCATTAATGATGACATAGAAAACCAACTATTTATTGGTATATATAAATTATAATCATTTATCGAAGGTTCAATGCCACTAATATCAGTACTAGCTTCATTAAGATTAAACGCGCTTGGATAATTATTATTTCTATTATTATAATTTGCTGGATCATTTAATTCGCTAATATTTCCTGTCATTTTATCAAAAATTGCCTTTTTATGAGCATCAAAATCACGCTCTACTATGTTTTGCAAATAAT